AGACCTGGAGGCCGCCGAGGCCATTGTGGGAGCTGGCGAGCACATCCGTGGGCTCGAACACCAAAGGGGCATTCATCGCCCCTGGGTCCTGGTTGAGGTCTGGGACATAGCCCGAGGGCGCCTCGCGGCCGTAGACGGGGGGGCCCGGCACGCCCGGCCACGCCTCACCCGTCATGGTCAGGGTCTGGTCCTCGTTCTCCGTGATCTCCGTGATACGCACCGATTGCCGCACGATGTTGCGGCTGGGGTCGCTCACGGTGACGAGATCGCAGGGGTCGAGGTAGATGAAGCGGCGCCCGACCGTCCACTGGAAGTCGGCCGGGATGCGTTCGCGGATCAGCCGCAGGCCGGCCGCCGTGTCCGCCGCCGCGCCCCCGCAGATGAAGTCCAGGCGCTTCACGTCCAGCGGGACCTCGCGCCCGAAGGCCAATATGGCCGCCTCATCCTTGCGGTCGATCTTGACCGGGTCATAGTCTTTCGTGCGGTCGAGATACTCCACCCGGATCACGTTGTACTTGTCGGTCTCCGGGCGCCGCGTGCACGCGAGAAAGACGGTGCCGGCCCCACTCCCCATGCCGCCTTGGTTCGGCAGAAATTCCCGGGTGGTGAAGTCGTAAAGCGGCGTCGTGTTCGGCGTGTAGGTGTGCCCGTTCCCGGTCACTGCAGCGGCCGCGCGCGGGACCACCTTCATGACCCCGCTGCTCCAGCATACGTCGCAATCCGTCCACTCCACCCAATCCTGCAGAATGCTGGTCGCGTCCGTCAGGTCCACGAGGCACGGGGAGGCGACCAGGCCAAGGGCTATCGAATAGTTGGACCAATCCGTCGGGGCCGCCCAGCGCGCGCTCGGGAAACCCACGCCATAATACTGGTTGGTCAAGAGGTCGGTCGCGGCGGCTGAAATGTCCCCATCCGCCAACCCCGCGATGGTGTTGGAATTCGTCGCCCTGATCTCGTAGGTCAGATTCGGGATTTCCGCCGAGTCCCCCAGATGGAAGGGGCCGGCCGCCGTGTAGGCGATTCCCCGATACGGGAGCGCCTCGGTGGGATGGGCGGCGCTGAGATACCCCCAGGCGGTCTGCACATAGGTCCCGAGGAAGAACGTTAAGTCCAGCCCCGAGTTGCCCTCCTGCCGGCCATCCCCCCCGGCCTGCGAATCCGTCGCCGTGTACTTCGTCTTGTTGTTCCAGACAGAGACGAATTCAGCAATCGGCCCTTCGGATACTCCGAAGACGAATGCCGCCTGGTAGATATACGTGACGTTTCCAGCGCTGCCCTTGCCCCCGCCCCCGCCCCCAAGGCTGCCCTTGCCCCCGGTGTTCGCGCTCTGTGGGATCGCGGCAAAGTCCCCGTACCACAGCATATTGCCGGCGACGCGGTTCTGGCCGCCGTACAGTACGGGGATCGGGCGCCCCTCGATGCTGGATTGGACTCGCAGACCGGCTTGCGGGGTGGGCCTGTCGTTAACGTTGCTGTTGGTCCGGAACAGACTCGCCATGGGGCCCCCACGGGGTGAAGAAACGCACCTCGCGGGCCCGGCCCCGCTGTGGGCCACTTTGGTGCATTAGCAAATCGCCATCAAGGCCGCCGGCTTCGATTACGCGCCGAGCGGGACGAGAGGCGTGGATGATTCGACTGGGCCAGCCGTCCTCCAGTGTGATAGCGCCATGGGCATAACACCTGCCGATTTTATAAATTGCCGCGTCACCCCTGCGGGGGCTTGTCGTCTCCACCGCATACTGGGTCAAAACCTCAAGAAACCATTCTTTTTCGCGATGCAAATACCACTGGGGAGAATAGGCTGGGAGGACCACCCGCGGGACCACCTGAGCCTCGTGGTAGCATTCGGCCAAAAATGTGGCGCAGTCGATTCCCACGCCCTTAATGCGGGCGCAGTGGTGATAAGGGCAGCCGACCCAGGTTCGTGCAACTGCAACCACCCGGGCCCGCTGCTCCTCTATCGACTCGACATCCATGCCAGCCACGCCTTGCTATGCCCAGCCCAGCCCAGTCGTGCCACGCCGTGTCAAGCCAGCCACACGCCCTACCCCGCCCCGTTGCGCTGCGCCAATCCAAGCCCTGCCGCGCCCAGCCTCACAACGCCCCGCCAGCCTCCGCCGAGTCTGGCCATGCCGCTCCAAGCCTCACCCCGCCAGCCTTGCCATTCCTCGCCGAGCCTCGCCACTCCCCACCACGCCAGCCTCGCCAAGCCTTGTCTAGCGTTGCCACGCCCCGCTTAAGTCAGACCGGCAGTCGCCCCCGCGAGGATACCACTTTCATGACGCCCTGTGCCATCGACGGCCGGCGCTTTAGCGGCCCCCGCACCGTTGCCCGCTGGGAGAAAGGTTGCGCCACTGGCCGCCACCCCCGGGGGCGGGAGCATCTCGACCGCTGGCGGCTCCGTCTTGGGCTCCGCTTTCGGGACCTCATTTGAGGGCGGAGATTGGGACACGGCCTTGGGCAATTCGCCTGATCCTTTCGGCTGTGCGTCCAAGGCCTGCATAGGGAGATAATTGCTCATCGCCCTGGCATTGCGGTCAAGCTCCAGCATGTCCTGGGCACGGTCTGCCACAGCAGAATCCATGATCGGAATTGCTTCCGCAGCAATCCGGTCGATCCGATCAAGAGCCCGCTCCCATTCGGCAGCCTGTTCGTCGTGCGCGCGCTTCGTCGCCGCAATGCGCGCCGAGACTTCAGCAAAAGATGGCACATCTACCTCCCGGGCTAACTTCCAAAGAAGAGTACACGAACCCAGATAATGGGTCCGACGACATACTAAGCAGATGCCAGCCATGCCACACCAAGCCGTGTCCTGCCGCTCCCAGGCCCAGCCAGCCACGCCACGCCGAGCCAAGCCTCGCCCCGCCGTACCTTGCCAGCCTCGCCACACCCGGCCCTGCCGAGCCCAGTCTCGCCCGACCGCGCCAGCCTCGCCATACCAAGCCCAGCGGCCCACGCCAGCCACCGCCCAGCCATGCCAGGCCTTGCCGAGCCATGCCAGGCCCCGCGAGCCTCGCATTGCCCAGCCACGCCTCACCTTGCCGTCGCCAGCCAGCCCCGCCTAGCCCCGCGCCGCCGAGCCGCGCCGTGCCCAGCCTTGCCAGCGCCAGCCCTGATGCGCCACGCCAAGCCATCCCATTCCTCGCCAGCCACGCCATACCGCGCCTTGCCTCGACACGCCACGCCAGCCATGGCCCGCCCTGCCCTGCCCCGTCAGGCCCGGACTCGCCCAGCCAGCCTCGCCGCGCCACGCCACGCCTTGCCAACGCCAGCCACGCCTTGCCACTTCGCGCCTAGCCCCGCCGGGCCTGGCCGAGCCAAGCCTCGCCCAGCCAGCCACGTCCCGCCTTGCCATACCCCGCCATGCTGCGCCGAGCCACTCGCGCCGTGCCTAGCCGCGATTATCATACAGCGGTTTCAGCCGCCGGGACAAAAGGTGCCCCGCCAAAATTTATCGAGTTGCCGAACAGTGCGCATGCAACCTGGGTTTTGTCGCAGCCCGGAAAACCCTGAAATGTGTCGCCTACCTGCGGCTGATAAGGCCACGGGCTCACCATCGTCATGGCTCCGGTCACCGAATTCCAGTCCTGGACCATCCTCTGGAAGGCGTTGTTTTTCCCGCTTGTAAAGACAACGCGCCCGAGTCGAAACGTCCCAGAGCCAGCCGGCGGCGTAATGACGGTCGGGATGATGACTGTTTTCGTCGCTGATGCCACAGTGCGGTTGACTGCGAAAGCCGCCGCACTCAGTCCGCAGCCTGGGTCAAACAGCGTGAAGCGGCAGCTCGCTTGGTAGAGGTGCGGGGGAATCTGGCGCTCAAGGACCACCCGGTAATCCTTGGCGGTCAAATGCGCCATCATGTGTGTCGAATCCACTTCCATTATCAAACCTGCGAAAATCACCACACGCGCGCCCACGAGCGGCGCCCCGGTGGGCGGGATCGGCTGGGTGGGCGGGGCCGCGTAGAAAGCGCGCGAGACCTCAAGCTCCGCCCCGTCCAGTGCGCCATTCGTCACCGCCTCCAGCCAACCGACAGTGCCGATGAAGTCCTGCGCCACGCCGGATTCGAGCGGGCGCGGGATCATGGTCACCTGCCAGGTGTCCACGTCGAGCCCGGTCTTCCAGTGCCCCTGGGGGGCAGTGTCCTTGCCGATCATCACGCCGTCGGAGCGCCAGGTGTGCACTCCGTCCGATACTGTGAAGTCTGCGGCCGCGTAGCGCAGCACGCCGCCGCCCATCATCGTGATGGTGTAGAGGTCCACGTCCATGAAATCGCCCGTGTTGAGCAGCGCCTGGGTGGCGGGGTCGATCGTCTTCATGCTACGTGCCGATCCGCTCCACAGGACGCGCCAGCGATGCCAATCAGCACATCGCGGAATTGCACGGGGGTCGCGTCTCGAATTCGCTTTTTGTCTTTGCCCCCGACCATGGCCACCATGCCAATGCGGCGCGCCTTCTGATATCCGTGCTTGGCCAGCGCAGTCGGGTGAATTCGTTGCGGACCTCGTCCCCAGCGCAGAGAGGGCGGGTCAACACCAAAGGCATAAAGCCAAGTTGCCTTGCGGGCCATGTGGCCGTAATGGCCCTGCTCAACGTAACAGGTCCAGCCACCAAGATCGTCTGCGGAGACCCATCCGCCGCAGCGGGGAGGGGCTTTCAGTCCGAAGAATACCCATGCATGGCTGTCTGCGGGATGCTCAATCACGCCCCCGAACCTTCGTGCCGCCAGCAGTGCAGCGCTGAAACATCTATCATCGTCACCAAGCCTGTACTGATGCGGCTTGTTCGGTGCCCCGTGCCAATAGCGTCCCCAGCGCTCGCATGGAGGGTGCGCGACAATGGGGTGCGGACCGCCGTAGCGACGCGCATCGCGCGCCTTATCCCAAGGGTCTACATTCGGCACTCCGAAATAGACGCCCCCGGCGTCCACGAAAAGCGCAGCGATCGTCTTCATCGGCGCCTCATTCGCGCCCGCAGCCGCCGCAGCCCGCTGCCGATCGCCTCAGCCAAGTCGCACAGCGCCATGGCGAACGCGAGTGGCCACAAAAGGGGGAACAGAAGGCAGAGCGCATAGGCTTTGCCTTTCTCGCTCAGCTTGGCTCTCGGAGTCATTCCCTTACCCCAGCAACTTTGTTGTAAAAGGCAGCTTCTGCAATTCGTACAAGTTGCTCACGATCTGCGACAGCTCCAGCACATCGGAATCGAACTCGCAGAGCCAATTGAACTCCCCATCCCACTTGAGGGCCGCGCCGTTGGCCGGCGCCCCGCTGCTGAAGTTGATCTTGCCCCCGGTGCTGATCGTGTACTGGGTGGACGTGTAGGTGCTGGTCGCGACCCGCAGGCTCGTGATCGTGGTGGGAGCGTAGACCGCCTCCACGAACGTGCCGAGCGGACCGGGCCCGATGCGGGTGAGCTGGAAGCCGCTGGAGGTGACCCCATCGCCGGTCCCGAGCGAACCGCTGGAGCACTGGTAGTCGTTCACGTCCTTGTATTGAAACACACCCTGCGAGCCAAAGAGGCTGTTGAAGAAATTCACCAGCGTCTGCCACTCACCGAAGGTGGTGGACATGCGCAGGAAGCTGAAGGGCAATTCGTAGTGGTACTTGGGCTGGGTGCGGAACGCATAGCGCGCCGTCAGGCCCGCCACGCTTTCCTCCTGGTCGGTCATCCAAAAGGGATGGCGCTCCACCGGAAAGGTGATGCCAGGCAGGCTCGTGCTGGGGAAGGTGGGGATCGTCATCGCCTATCCAGTGCCTTGGGTGACGGATGGTCGGGATTCGTGCCCAGCACTCTAACCTGATTGCCGATGTTGGTAACCGCCCCCATGCGCCACTTGCCCGGGACGCCCGGGAAGGTGACATCGCCGCGGACCTCTAGCTTCAGCCACTCATCCCAGTCGAGGATCACGGTGACTTGCTCAAGGTACGCCACCTTCAGTAATCCCCCCGCGCGCTCGGGTTGCTGTTGAGGTAGTTGGTGACGCCCTTCGCCAACGCGCCAGCATTATCCCGCACGAATTGCGCTACGCTTCGCGTATCCATCGTGTGAATGTGCACGTGGGTGTCCCCACCGCCGCCCCCTTGCCATCCCCCTCCGCTCGCGCCCTTCGGAGTAATCTTCTCGCCCTCGTGGACCATGGCGAGCATGTCGCGCGGAATGCTCCAGGACCCCATGGCGAAGGCCGGCACTGCGCCTGCCGCTGCCGCCACCACAGCCCCGGCCGCCGCTGCGGGAATCCCCGCAGCGGGCCCCATCTCGGGTGCAAGGAATCCAAACACTCCTGCAAAGGTTTCGGCGGCCGAGGTGGCGATCGACTTAAGGGCCCGGATGGCATTCGGAATGAAGCTGGCAACAGCCTCAGATTCCGAGAGGACGGTCCGGGCCACCGCACCGGCGGCCTTTGCCTGCGTTTCGGCCAATTCCGTGGCGATATAGACGGCCACCTTTTTCTCACCCCACTTGATGAAATCAATCAGGAGATCGCCGAGGATCGACCTGAATGCCTGCGCCCAGGTGACTTGCTTGGACAGCAGCCCGCGAAGCTGGGCATCCCAGGCGCCACGGATGCTATCGAAGAATGTATCCCACTGTGCCCGCATCGCGTTGATCTGCTGGAACTGGAGATTCAGCATCTCCGTCTTGTGCTTGGCTTGCAGGAGGATGATTTCCGCGTTGATCTTCGCCTGCTCCGCCGGCACCCCCTCGTAGAGCTTGAGGCGCTGGCGGGCCAGGCTCAGCTCAAGCTGGTATTGCTCCTCGGTGATCTGGCGCGTCATCGCCACGCCCTGGGAGCCCGTGAGGCGCTCCGTCGTCACCTGCTGGGTGACCATGGCCCGCAAGCGCGCGTAGTACTCGCTCCATTGCTGGGCGCGCGTCGCAAGGCTCTGGGCCTCGATGTCCGCCTGTTCCTTGGCGTTGTAGTTGATCGGCTGCGCTTGGCTGCGCCCGCCCGGGGCATTATGGGAGCCTTCGTCGGCCGAGAGCGCGGCATCGATATCCGCCCGCGTCTTCCTCATCTGTGCCAGGAAGCGATCCGCCGCGGTCTCTGCCTTCTGGGTGTCCTCCTGCACCCCTTGGGTCCAGGACTTGAAGATGGTCTTGGCGGTCCCAATCGGGTCGATCACCACCTTGATGGCCTGCCCCACCACGCTCACGCCCGTGGTGAAAACCTTGATGCTGTCCCATGCCTTCACGGACCAGTCGATCAGTTGCTGGAACAGCGTCACCATGGCGGCCACCACGTCGATGACGAAGTTCAGCACCGCCTTGGTGGCGGCCCGGATGTCCTCGGGGGAGATGTTCTGGATGAACTCCCGGAATTTCTTAATGCCCAGGTTAATCGCCGGCTGAAGCGACGCGAAGATGTTCTTGCCGAAACTGTCCAGCGTGCGGTCCAGCAGCGTCAACTCCGCATGCGTGCTGGCAAACACCTTGGGATCGATCTTGCTTCCCGCCTTATCCCATTCGGCAAGGAACTCCTTGAACTTTGCCGAGCCGAGGTCGAGCGCCGGAATGATGGCCTGGATGCCGCGGCCTCCCACCTGCATGAGGGCGTTGGTACGGTTCAGGCTCGGTTCCAGCTTTGAGGTGGCGTCCGCCAAGCGGAAGAAAAACACATCCACCGGCACGCCCACCAGGTCGCGCGCGCTCAGGCCCAGCACCTTGAGCGCCTGGGCCGTGGGCTCGAAAGCATTGCGGGCGCCGCGCTGGATGTTGAGGCTGGCGCGCTCGATCGACGTGACCAGCGAATCGAAGTCCGCCCCCGCCAGCTTCGCCGCCGCCTTCAGCGTGCTAATCGCTTGGCCAGTGCCGCCAATCTGAGATTGGATTTGCTCGGCCCGGACGCCAAGCTCCGCCATCTTCTCTACGAAGTTGGCAAGGCCCGATACCGTGAAGGTGATGCCGATCAGCTCGCCGAGCTTCTTGAAGCCTCCGGTGAGCGAGTCGACCGAGTCCCCGATGCTCCCAATGGCGCGATTGGATTGCTCCGTGGCAGCGAGGAGCTTGTCGATCTTGGCTCCAATCTCTACCAGAACGTCGGAGTCGGCCATTCGCCCATCCCCTAGTGCTTGCCTAGCCCTAGCGCCTTGCCGCCCTGAGTGGCTTGCACCAGCCCCATCCACTCCTCCGCCGACATATACTGGCTTTTCTTGGGCTGGTCACCCTCC